ATGGCATATATCAGTAATTGGTTTATATCCAAGATAAATAGACGGCTAGAGCAATACGGAATTGCTATAAAAATGAATAAAATTAAGTTGTTTCCATTGCCAATATTTAAAAATGTCAAAATAGAAAATAAGAGCAAAGAAAATATAGTGTCTTTTGGAACTATATTATTTGGTTTTAAGAATTTAATCAATATATTGGGGACTCGCAAAAAAATAAGTTTAACTATAAAAAACATATGGTTAAATAGTAAACAAATTTCGAAAAACCCAATTCTTGTTCCATATATAGAAGTCTATCTGGAGTATAATTTATTGACTAAAAGTGCAACTTCTGTAATAATGTTCAATGGGATTAGATGCTATTTACAACTAATACGAGACAATAATATTCCTGAAATCTATGTAAAAATAGAAAATATAAGTATCGATAAATATAAAGAATTGCTTTCAGATAATATAATATCGACATATATAAATAAAATTAAGGATAATACACTATTATCCTTATCAATGTATTACCAACATGACACAAAATCTCAACTTCCAAAATTTAATGCATTATTTAATAATCATCAATACTTAAATATTTCTTCAGAAGACTTTTCTTTCTCAAAAGAATATTTACACAAAGAACTCACAGAAAGAAAGCATATTGCATCAAATTATTTAAGATATGATTTAATTCCAAAGCAGATAATTGGGACAATAATATCTACGGAAGATCCTACATTTGGATTACATAGAGGAATCAGCAAAATATCATTAGGGTTGACATTAAGACATAATATAGAAACTAAAAAGTTAAAAGTTGGAGGCAGTACTATAAGCCAGCAATTAATAAAAAATTGTATTTTAAATAATGAAAGATGTATAATTCGTAAAATTGAAGAAGCAATAGTTGCATTGCTAATGGAAAACTATTATAAAATAGATAAAAAAGATATTTTAGAGTTATATCTAAATATGATAGAATTTGCTCCCGGTGTCTATGGGATAGAAGATGCTTCAGAATATTATTTTGGTAAAAAGTGTAAAGAATTATCAACAACAGAAATATTGGTGTTGACATATATAATTCCAAGACCATTACATTTTCATGAAGCATTGTTGAATAAGACTTCTCAACTAAAAAGGAACTTAAAAAATCATATCTATAGGTTTTATCCTACTTTAATTGCAAAAAAGATAATACAAGAGAACAATGTAAAATATAATATAAAAGGAATAGATTTTGTCGAACCATTTGGATATTTAGAGTTTGAGCAAACTAACGAACGATACATTGATACAATTATCTTACATTGTAGTGCAACAAAAGAAAATGAAGATGTAACGGTTAATGATATTCGTAGATGGCATATAGAGAAAGGTTACAATGATATTGGTTATCATTATGTTATTTATATAGATGGGAGTGTGCATGTAGGTCGAGACATTAAAATAGAAGGGGCTCATTGTTTGGGATATAATGCCAATAGTATAGGAGTATGTTATGTTGGAGGATTGGACTCATTTGGTAATCCTAAAAATACGATGAATGAGAAGCAAGTCGATTCATTGATAAAGTTGTGCAAAGGATTCAAAAATAAATATCCAATCATAAAAATTTTAGGACACAATGAATTGTCAAATAGAGACTGTCCGTGTTTTGATGTGAAGCAATTTCTTAAACAAAATAAATTATAATACTCCACTTGAGGAGTATGGCATAATCTCTCTGTAAGGGAACTTCTCGCAACCGATGTAGAGCGTATCGAACGCGTCTGTTCCGTCGGTGCGATGTTGAAGCAAATCTTCTTCCGTTTCGGCTAACTTCTCGCCACCTTTGTCCTTACGAAAACCATTGCGACCACGAGTCACGCCAGCCGACTGTATAGCGAGGATAAGGTCATCGTTATTCTGACGGTTGAAGAAAGGCATAAGCCTTTGTTTCCCTGCAAAACCTTGATTTATCAAGAGGTATTTTTCATCGTGTCGCATAGGATTGCCGAGATACACATCTTCCACTTGCCACCCATGACGCTCAAACTCATGACAGACTACCCAGTGGAAATCTTGCTCGTTTACGGCATAGTTTGCACCGAGAGCGGTAGTGTCGTAATAATAGACCACCGTCTTATTTTGATGATTGGCGTAGTAACGACAAAACTCCTCAATAAGCGCAGGGATTTTACGCTCGAATTTGACATAAAACGACTTTATGATGTTCAATCGTCGGCCATTAGGCTGACCGGCAACAATCCAGTTGATATTGGCGTTATAGTCCATACCAATGCAGATTGGAGCATGAGGATTGACATCAGCGTCAGCACGGCAGTCGAGCAAGTTAGGATTAAAGTCATAGCCGAGCGAATCGAGGTAAGCGAAATCCGAGGCGTTGTATTTATGACTTTCTTTCATCGATGAATAAAATCCGTCTTTGGCTATTCCGATCCTCTGACACAGGATAGAGGTTTGGAAAGTCTTCGGAGTGAGGTCGCGTTTCATCTGCTTGATGTAGTTTTCGCCAAGGAGCTGAAGATTCTCGATAGAAGAATATTCCTTATAGTAAACAGCGACCGAACGCATTTTATTCAGGTTTGTATCGAGGCGACGAATGTACGATTTGAGATAAGGGGGAACAGCCACACCCTTTGCGTTAAGGGCGCGAATACGCTCCTTAGTTCTCCATATCTCATACACAGTACCCTCAATGGTGGCGATAAGTTCCTTATCCATTTTGTCCTCATAGTGCAAGAACCACGAGCCTTTCTGAGTCTGAGGCATATCCGAAAGAATCATCATCGAGTGATTGCATGAGTGATGACCGAAATGCGATTTGATACCACCATTAGCAGGAAGTGTTTCATCTTTAAGCCGTTCATAATCCACGAACTTCGCTTCATCGACAAGAATCCAAGAGAGCGTCAGCGAGTTAGACGAGCCCGGTCTATCTTGTGAAATGATAATTGCACACGAGCCATTGTAAAAGGATATGACATGCTCATAGTCCGACGGCTCGATGATAGGCTTAGCGAACGACTTGGGTGGGCGACGACCGACGACATAATGAATGCCATTGATAAATCCCCAACGCTTCCAAGCAGCGAAGAGGCCTGGGAGCGTGTTCGTCAAGCCATGCTTGAAAGTAGGCACGACGATACCCCCTGTAGAGCCGGGCATTCTCTGCATATTACGAAGCACGAAAGGCGACGCAATGGAGTCCGTCTTACCAGTACGACGGCCGGCGACGATCACGGTAGTGTTCGCCCCGATAAGTTGCGTCAATCGCTGTGGCGTGTTGAAGTAAACGGATTTATCATTCTTGCTCATTGTCGTCTTCCTTATTAGGGGTTGGGTATTCTTGTTGACAAAGGCTCGTCAAATGGCGTACCAGCCGTTGGCTGACAATCGCCACTCGCTTTGTCGATTGTCGGAAAAAGTTCCGACAATTCGAGGTCAGCTTCTTCAAAAGTGATGTCCTCGATGTCGATAGTTTCAGCACGATACTTATTAAGCATAGCCTTAATCTTATCGTTGATGTTCGGGATAGGCTTGATACCGAGTACCGTAGGGTCAGAGGTAGCTGTGAACGGCTGAACCACAATCATTTCATAAGGCACTGCCTGTTCATCTTCAAGGTCAATGCGATTATACTTCGCATACGACGAAGCTGCTTTCTCCATAGTCTTGGTGTCCTTACGCTTCTTCGCCATTTGGTATATTTCAAGAATCATTTCATTGTAACGCCAACGATGAAAATCCCTACTTGCAGAGGCAAGTGTAGGGAGCAGAGTCTTGACAATGGCGAGGTCGGAATAAGCCACGACCTTTGAAATGTCGTAACGGCTTAGCTCCTGTTCCACGAACTGCCTATCCTTAGCGTCAGGATTGGCAATACACCAGTTATACATATCACGCACACGAAGCACCTTATCCACAAGTAATTGCGGATATGCTTGACGCAACTCGTCCTCTTTAGTAAAGAGGTCGGAGCGACAAAGTTCAAGTGCGTTAGGATAAGCCATATAATTTACTTTTAAGTTAATTATCACTCGTCATCTTCCATGTCGAGTAGGTTCTTGTGAGTGTTCTCAATCGCAAGAGGAGAACCAACTTGGGCAAGTAGCATTTCTTGGTGTAGCAACTTCACTTTAGAAGCTGCTTTACCACGATAATAGCGTCTTGAAACTTCGGTATCTTTCTGCGATATGTCCCA